AGGCGGTGACGTCAACATCAGGGACATCGTTGACCTCAACTGGTACAAGCAAAAAATCACGTCCATTACCGACGTCTCACCGGGTAACCTTGGTCAGTCTACTGACGAAGAAGGTACCGGTGGTGCTACGATATTGACGCAGAATAATATCAGACTATACCGTAAAATTATCAGCCTGCAGCATGCTTATAGTGAGGGCATTCGTGAAGCTCTGAATACATATTTCCGCAAGAACAACCTACCGGATTACCAAGAGCGATTCCTGGTTAAGATGCAACCACCGGTGGGTCCTGAGGATGAAACCAAATCAGAACTTGCATCTAATGCTGTTTCACGTGCTACTGAAATTATCCAATTGCTGGAAAACCTGGGAGTTACGGATTCTCAGATAAAGGTTAAAGCAGTCAAATCTCAACTTGATATTATCGACCCGTCGATTTATAGACTTCTGAATCAAACCGATTTCAGTAAGCAAGCACCGCCTGAGAAAGAGGAAAACCCCTTTATTTAATAGGTAGCAAGTAATTCTGATAATAGTCTATATAATAGAAGGAACAGACAAGATGTTCGTCTGTTTAAGCGAGGTGAGAAACGATGGGCACAGAATTGATAAAAGATGCAGCCGGAAAGTTTATCGTAGGCGGTGACTTTCTGGACATCGACATTCCGAACCAAGACGGTCTGACGTTTTCCCGTAAGACAATCGAGTGGTTAATGAATGACGAATCATTCCAAGACGGTCTTGCTCGTCACATTTATCCTGCCTACGTCGAGCATCCGACAGACAATACACCAGGCTTCAGACAAACCGAAGCTGGTTTCCTTATCGACTGTCACATTGAGGGCGATAAGCTGAAAGGTAAGATTGAGCTGATTGATACCGAAGAGGGTAGATACATCAAAGACCTTTACCTACACGGCATACGCCCTGGTGTCAGCATTCGAGCAAATGGATGTACCGACACCGGCGGGTATCCTGGCACGACAACCGGTCCGATTGACTTCTTTGGATTTGACTTCGTGATGCTACCGGCATTCAAGTATGCGGTTCCTATTCCGCTAGCCGCTTCTCGGCGAAACCTCTCACAGAAACCCCTGAGGCTAACAGACACCAGCCGTCAACTGGCAGCTCTGAGAAAGGGAGCTCTGTGCGAGTTGTTATATAATTCGCATTTCAAAAACTTTAGCTAAAGGAGAGATTGATACCATGCTGAAACCTTACACGAACGCCGGCGCGACTGGTCTCCAGAGCCTGAACAGCAGCCGCGCAGCAAAAGGTCTGCCTGAGTACGACCAGATTGGTCTGTCCAAGGCTCAGAAGATTCTGAACAATGCGTACGCACTTCAGAAGAGAGCTCTGAACTCCAGCTTGCTCCCGACCTCAATCATTCCGAGTGCAACCCAGCCGGGTGATGTCCTGCAGAAGACAACGTACATGAATGTTCTTCGTGCAGTTCTCGTCGACTGGCTCATTCCGGAATTCTGCACCATGCAGCCGATGGCTTCCCGCCACACCAGCGTTCCGTACACCCTGTTCCACTACGGCGAGGACAAGGGCAACGTCAAGGCAGGTCAGGTGTTCGCAAGTCCATTCGAGCTCAGCCGCGGAGAAGATAACTACTCCGGCAGCGACATCAACAACGAGCCGCTGACTGATCTGTATCTCCGTGCTCCGGTCCTCCCGACCACAGTCCGCATCGTCACACCTACCGAAACAATCTTTGACGATGGCGAAGGTAAGCTGCAGACCATTTCAGGTACGACTGTTACCGATGTCGGTACTATCGACTACGCAACAGGCGTCCTTACCGGTGTTACCGCAAGCGCTACGACCTACGCGTCTTACCGCGTGGATAACATTTCCGCTTCTGCAAACACACCGCCTATCTACAGCAGCCTCGAGTGGCTGGACCTCGTTGCTGAAGACCATACCCTGGCAGCGCGCTGGAGCATGGCAGCAGCATATGACATGGAGACCCAGTATGGTCTCGACGGCCCGAAGATGCTCGAGGAGCAGGCAACGTCCCAGATCGTCAACGAGCTGAATACCAAGGTTGCTCACGACATGTTCGTGAACGCCGGTGCAGGTCAGCCTGTTGTCTGGAGTGCGACACCGCCTATCGGTCAGGGACAAGCTGGTGACCTTGCACACGACAATTCTTTCATCCGCGCGGTCAACGCAGGTTCGCAGAGAATCTACGACGCAACCGGCAGACTACGTCCGAACTTCATGCTGGTCGGCTCCAGCGTCATGACCGTCATTCAGGGCATGACTATGTTCAAGGCGGCAAGCACTCAGAAGACTACCGGCTCTTACTACGCTGGTACCCTGGGCGATAAGAAGGTCTACTGCTTCAGAGGCGGTATCCCGCACGACCAGTACGTCCTCGGTCACGTTTCCTCGAACGATGCTGAGCCGTCCTACATTTTCGGCACTTATATGCCGGTAACTGCTACCTCGGCTCTTATGGATGCAACCTTCACTGGTCAGCAGGGCTTCGCGACCTCGAACGCTCTGAAGATGGTCAACCCGAAGGCATTCATTCGTGGCGTTGTTACCAACCTGGTTTACTAATCCAGGACCAAAACGTAAAGGAGGATTAAGATAATGAGCTTCACCGTTACCATTACCTATACGGCTGCTAACGACATTTTCAATATGGATAAGCAGACGCCAAATGTGAAGACGGTTGCCCCGATCCCGGGTCTGTCTTCCAGCACCCTTCCAGGCAAATGGAGAGGTCCTTCTAAGGAGTACCTGTTCGCGGCTGACGATGCAACCGCACCGGAGTACCTGAAGGAAAACCTATTCACCAATTCCAACGGAGCGATCTCCGGTATCGCAAACCTCAGCTTGCTCACTTCTTCTCAGAAGCGGTGGCCTGAGTCTGTCGCGATGGACCTGCTGAACATCCTGCAGGCATACCTGATTCCGCAGATTCCGATTTACCGCGCATGGCAGACTTTCAAGATGACTTCCGAGATCGACGGCACTTCGAATACGTTCGATGTTGACACCGCAGCGGAGGCTTCTTTCTATGTCCAGGCTGGCGCGGCACTGAAGGATTACGGCTTTACCGTCACTTCTGAAGCTGCTAGCACAGACGGCGGCGAAGGCGGCGAGGGCTAATTCCTGATAAGGAGGGACGCTAGATGCCTAGACTTACAATTCAAGAGTACCTTGATGACGTCTATCTAGAAGTCCCTTGGACGGAAGCTGAAATGAACAAAGGTGATGACATGAAGCTTCTCATGAAGGCTTTTCGAGAGCTGACAGAGAAGCTTCATGAACATGCCTTTTTGACCGTACCTTATCGGGAACGGATTTCATTAGCTGACGTAAAAATTAAGGACTTCCTTAACGTCCGGCGTGCTCAGGTCCCCGCGGGATTGAATGTAGACAATACCAGTGTTGGTAACGTCTTTACTAGCATCGCCGGAATGGCAGCAGTTCCGAACAGCTCGGCATACCACGCCTACTTTGACAGGTATGTTCAGCTAATGCTGGTTCAGCAAATCAAGAACACAGTGTCGGAGGACCTTCAGTGCTCGTACGATGAGCAGAATCGATGCCTCTATGTCGCAGCTAACGTACCGAAGCCGACGTATGTCACAATCGAGTACATTCCGTACTATGATGACCCAACAGACCTAGTATCTGAGTGGGCACAGACTAGACTCCGGCAGTTGGCAGTTGCATATACAAAGATTTACGTCGGTACGAAGCGCCGTAAGGTAAGACTCCCAAACAGTCCTGCACAGCTCGACGGCGAGCAGTTACTTGCTGAAGGTCGTGAGGAGCTGAAGGAAATCCGGGAGTTCCTGCAAGCGAATAACACACCGCAAACGGTGTTATAATCTATATCGAGGAGGGTATATCATGCCGAAGGATACCAAGAGAAAGCTTCTGAAGCTCGACTCCAGTGCAAAGCAGAAGCCTCAGGACCTCAATTCTTCAAAGGAAATGGACGGCGTCGTCTATTACAGCCTGGAAGATGTTGAAGTTATCGTGCAGGCGGTTCTCGTCGAGCTTTCTTCAGACCCGAGTGTCGGCGTTACCATCGAGCCGTCTGAGACCGGCGTTGTTCTGAACTGCGCACCGGAATCTGGCGACGAGTACACCGTGGATGTCGACCTGAATACCGAGATGCTTGCTGACGATGCAGGTCCGGAAGGAGCAGCACCGGCAGCTGAGTAATACCTAAAGCAGGGAGGAGCAGCTATGAGCCTAATCGTCCCAGCAGAGATTGAGTATATGCGCCGGATGTTCAAGTTCACAGTTGAGCAGGTAGGCGTTCAGTTTCTGTATCGTTACCCATTGAACAACGATGTCGATTCGTACAACCAACCTGCTCCTGATGGGTACTCAGAGCGTATGTCGATTTTCGGCATATTTGATGGAGAACCCAAACTGAAGACATATAAGGATTTAGGGTGGGTTGCCGAGAAGAATGACAACCTACCCTTTCTTATTCATGTACCGTTTGACGTTCCCCACATCCAAGCCGGCTGCTTGTTCGAAAGCGACGG